TGCTATTAGCTTTAGATAAACTAAACGGCGCTACTTCGCCTATAGCCCCAAGTATTGAGTAACTAAATAATTTAGACTTTAAAAAGTACGCGGTATTACCTGCTCCTGCGTCCGGAACTATTGTGCATATAATTTCGTTACCTACGTTAGCCCCTAATAAAGCGTCGGGTTTTTCCGTACCCGCCTCAAAAAATCCGTCTATAGAAATACTACTATCTTTAAGACCGCCTAATCTCTCTCTAAAACCACCGCTATTAATAGTTGTAACATCTACTTCATCTGCGGTAACGTCTAAAGTTACGGCGTTAGTATGCGAACTTAAATCGTACCCGCCTAAAAATAACTTACCGTCGGTAAAAACATATTTAGCCATTATTTAACCTCATCTTTTTTAATTTGATCTAAAGCTTTTTTAGTTTTTTTAGCTTTATCTTTTTTATCTAATTCTTTAATATGGCCTGCTTTAGTTAATGTAATAATTTGGTCTAAATCTTTTAGATCAACTATTTCGCCCGGCTCTTTTCCGTTTATTTTCTTTGTTCCTATTATCTTAAATTTAGGCATTAACTCGTTCCTTTAGTGTACACATCTAGGCTTAAATTTGCCCCTATTGCGTCTATACCGTTTAAATTTACGTCGGCAGCGTAATTGCCTACGCCCGTTATAGTCGCGTCGGTATCTGTTAAACCTAACGTTCTATTATTAAATATAGTCTGCCTTAAACTACTACTACCCTGCCCTGTTATATAAGCGTCTAGTTTATCTTGGGCGGTACGGCTATTACCACGTTCTACGGCGACTAAAATATCAAAATTATATAGATCAGTTCCACGTTGCATAGCAACATTAAATTGTATAGAAGTAGGTAGTACTATAGCTACCGGAAAGTTAATAGCGTAATCCGGTACTACGTCATAAACCCTTAAACCGTCAATATTATTTTCTAAGGTAGTTTTAATACCGTCTCGAACTTCTTGTAAACTAGCCACTACGCAATACCTAAAACGCTAGCTTTACGAAATGGTAGTAATAACCGGGTAACCTCTCTATTTTGTTGTACGTTAACTACCCCGAAGTCGCCTACGCCGGCTACTCCTAAAGGTGCGTTACGCATAGCGAAAAGTTCACTAGCTAACATTTTACAAGCGTATTTAATAGGCTCGGGCGTAGTAGCGTAACCCCATTTAGCCGTAATTTCTGCGTATGGCCTATTAGAAGTATTAGATAAAGGCCACTCGTAATCGCCGTCGCTATTAAGTTGTATTAAATAAAAAGGACTACCCTCTATACCGCCTACTACACCGTTGATTGGCAGTAATTTATATTCGTTACTAGGTACGGTTGTTTCATAAGTACCGTCATCGTCGTCATCGTATTTAATAACTAGATCTGTAGTTGTACTTATATCATCTACGTAAAGTTTAAAATAATCGTTTGTAAAATATTCTCTTGCGGTTGCGCTTGCGTCTGCGTAAAATTTACGGCCACAAAAAGCGTCTATTTGTCTGCTTGCGCCATTAATAGCGTTATCTAGTAAATCGTCGTCGGCGGTATCACTAACCGGTATACCGACAAAAGCTTTAAGGTCGTTTTGAGTTATATACCCGTTAGTTATAGCCATAGTTTAGGCCTACTTACTTTTTACGACTTTTTTTTCGGCTTTAGGTTTAGCGGACTTATTTTCAATTTTTCCGCCAAGAGCTTTAATCTCTTTTTTAACTTCTTCGGCACGATCAGCTTTTTTATAAATCTCATAGTGCTTTAATTCTTTTTTTAAAGCTTCAATTTTTTCTGTTTTCTTACTCATAAATTTTCCTTAAAGTTCTAGTACGTCGGTTGCCCGACGTACTAAAACTAATTTAATTAAAAGGTTGGTGTTACCAATCCTGTTCCGCCAATGACGGAAATTCCAGCAGGGTATCTACCGCTAGCGAAAGCAACATAACCGTAAACCACTAACTTAGTAGTAAGTGATCCTGCGTTAGTTTCTTCAAACTTAGCTGTAAATACATCTTGCTCGAATAAAATATGGTCTTCTGCTCTAACGACGTAGATTTCGTCTTGATTAGTGCCTGCACCAAAGTTGGTTGCAACATTAGCGTCGGTTATTACCGGTATACCTAATATTTGTCCCACTACACCATATTTAGCAGCGTCGCCTACGCCATAAGCGTTTTGCGGTGCGTTGCCAGCAGGTAGTACTAGTGGTCTATTAGAGCTATCTACTCCGCTAGTAATAAAGCCCCATCGTCTTGGGTGCATAATTATTGCGGTAGCAGGTGCGAACCTATTTGAGTTTACTTGTTGGATAGCGTCAGCTAATTTAGGAAAAAGCTCGGCTACTGTAGGGCTTGCGTCTGTATATGTTACGGAGTTTACTCCGGATACAGTTGTAAGACCTAACGGTTGCCCGGAGGATCCGGAACCGTTTAAAAGTAAGTTATCAAGTTTAGTGTAATAAGCAGCAGCTAGGTCTTGGAAAATAATATCTTCCAAGTTAAAGCCCGGTTGCCCGCCCCTATCTAGAGCTTGCTTAGAAACATCTTGTTGGCCGGCGATAGTATCAACATTAACTGTTAATAGTGTGTCGTCCATATTTGTTTCTTGTACTGCGGAGTTTTCGCTAGCTTGTTCAGCTGCGGCTGATCCGGTAGTAATTCTTGATATTTCTACTTTATTTCCAAAAGCAGGTAATTCTCTTTTTGGTACTGCGTTGTAAAAGTTAGCGCCCGCTCTTGCGAGTGGTGCGTAATCTTCTACTAGGTACTGAGGGACTACTAATCCTGTAAAAGCGCCTGTACCAACATCTCTTTTTGAGAATTCTTGGTGGTCGGACAATCTTTTTTGTGCGTCGTAGTCAGAATTAAATTTTGCTTGGTACATATCTGCAAAAAATGAGTTTTCCCCACCTTTACGGTACATATCAGGCTCTTTAACTTCCATACGGGTTTCGGAAATATCTTCATCTTTAATTTCTAAAGACTTTCTGCTTTCCTCTACTTCTTTAAGAGTAGCGCGCATATCTGCGTCGGCCTTAATTTTTTCGTCTAGCTCTTTAATTTCTTCCATTAAAGCGTTTGATCTTTCCATTTTTCCGTCGAATTCTTCGCCGGCGTCCATTTCGTCCATTTCGGAAACTAGGCCATTAAGTTCTTCAGCTTTTGCGTCCCTTAATTCAATTAATTTTTTCAATTTAATTATTCCTCGTTTTTATTCTGCTTGTACTTAATGCGTAAGGTGGGTATGTACCCGGCGTTACGTCTTATAACAACCCGTCTTTTTTCATCTTTAATTTTAAGACTTCTAATTTAGGGTTGCTTTTAGAGCGCTTATCTTCATCTTTATTTTCATCTAAAGAATTTATAATTTGCTCTAAAACTTCTACTGCTTTTTCACTATTACGACTTTCGACTAGTTCTTTCAAGTTTTCGGATATATCTAGCCCGCGTAATGTAGCGCCGGCGTAACTATTAGCCGGGTAAGTAACTACGCTTACGTCGAATAATCTAACTTCTTGTACATCTCTTTTTTCGCCGTCAAAGTCATCTCGTACTGCTGCGAAAGCGAAACTCATTTCGTTTAGATCACCGCGTTTCATAGCGCTTGCAACTTCGGCAACTTTAGGGTTAGTTGGGTCTAACTCGCACTCAACGAATAGGCCGTAGTCATCTTCTTCTAATTTTAAAGTACCGCTACTTGATCTCGCTAACGGTATACCGTCGTGATTAATTAAAAATCTAACGTCATCTTGTTCTTGTAAAGTCTTTTTAAATGCGCCCGGTTTAATTGTTTCGGTATATGAGCCTTTACTATCTCTTACCCCATACGGTTTATTAAATACGCTTGCATAACCACTAAAGTTATAGGTTAATTCGCCCTCGTTTTTTTCTCTTATTTCTACGTTAGCTAAACCAAAGCTACGATTTTCAGTTTCTTTATTCACGTTATTTATCCTAACCTTATTATTTAATATATTAATGGTAGTTGACATAGCTTTATCCCCTATGTCATAAAAATTTGATACACGACCTTCTTCTTCTAGTTGATCTAACTTTCTTTTAGCCCAATCTCCTGCTTGCGTAGGCGCCGTCCACGGATTACTACCCCATAATAAAAAGGCAACATCGCTAGCGCGCCAAGTTTCGCTATCGTTAGGGTTACTTTTTTCTCGTTTTAAATCACTTAAATGTCGAGCGTGCCAAGCATACATTAACTTTACTTTAGCCGGGCTTACCTTACCGCTACTAATAATACTTCTAGCGTCCCTTATAGTTTTAGGTGTTAAGCCGTCGCCCGCTCTATTTAAGTTATCTAACCCGCGTTGCATATTCTTTTTCATAAAAGCCGGTGCGGTTAAATCTACGGCTCTAGTTTCTGCTACTAGATCACTATTTTTTTCTTCTTCCGCCATAGCTATATTAAGGGCGGTTAAATGTTTTTCTGCGTCTTCGTGTGTTTCGTGGCAAGTAATTAATTCGTCGTTTTCTTCTTTAACTACCGCGTGGCCGTTCGGACAATCCGGGTGTTCCATTGAAATATAATAAGGCATTATCTAGGTCTTAGTACTACTATATTACCCTCGCTACTATCAGCTAAAGCGTATAGCTCATTATCTTGCGGTATTCTTAATTCAATAGTTGCGTGAGTTTCTAAATGTAAACCGTTAGTAGCGGTAACATCACTACCACCTAAAAACATTTTATTACCGTGATTATTATGTAAATAAATATGTTGCTCGAAGTTTTGACTATCTAATATTTTTACCGGCGTAACCGTACCTACGGTAAAGTCTTCACTAATCATTATTTTCTTCGGGGTTTAGTAAATCTTTTTTAGGGTCGTGTTCGTCGCTACCTAAAGGAGGAATACTAGGGTCTACTGCTGCGCCCTGTAATCCTAAGTAGAAACTATCGCCACCCTCATAAGGCTCTAAGTCTAATTTAGTACGGGCTTCGTTAGGTGTCATTAAACCACTAGATATAGCTACTTGGTAAGTACGTACTCTACTAAATAGATCACCGCGCGCGTATTCTTCCGTATCTAATTTAACCATTTGCCTGCCCGGTAATAAAGTAGTTAGGCCGTCCTCTATGCGCCTTATGTAAGGCAATAAAGTATGTCTAATAAAAGCTAGCCCGTTGCTTTCTATATTGCTATAAACGTTACTACCGTCTTTACTAAGTATTAAATGAGCCGGTACCCTAAATATACGGGCTACCTCGTTTACTATTTGATCTCTAGCGTCTATAAGTTCGTTACCCGCGCCCGCGCTAATAGATTTCCATTTTAAACCGCCGGTAAGTACGGCCGGTTTTCTATTTCTATTATGGTTAAGTGTCCAATTTTCTTGTAAATATTTAGCTTGCTCGCTAGTTAAATCTCTATCTGTTTCTAATATGCTACTAGGAGTTCCACCTTGCCCATAATATTGGCTTATGTGTCGTTCCATAGCTAAAGCTAAACCGTAAGTATTACCGTTAACTCGTAACGGGCTTATACCAATTAAATTACCGGGATAGCTAAACCATTTAAGGTGTAATATATTTTCATCTGTTAAAGAACGTTTATTACTATTAGTACCTATAACGTAAGTTTTAACACCGCCGTGCATTTCTACGACTACACGATCACTATGTATAGGCGTCATAGCTATAGGCCTACCCTGTCTATCTCTATCTATTAAAATAAAAGCGTTACCGTGCATTAATAAACTAGTAATAGTTTGGTGTATAACTTCAAAAATAGTTTGGTTGGCGTTAGGTTTATCAAATATCTTTGGTTTTTCGGTAAAAACTTTCTTATTACCGTCGTATCTAATAGTTTTTATAGGTAAAATACTGATACTATCTGCTATTAAAGATATAGCACTTAATACGGCGCTTATACCTAAAGCGCTCTTTTCATTAACTTTTTCGCCGGTATAGTTGTAAAGCCCGCCCTCTCTAAGTTGTAAAAGATCGGTTAAATTACCTAAAGCAGCGTCTCTTTTTTCACGATTAAATAAACTCATCTACTCACTAAATAACTTCCTATTATTAAAAACGTACCGGCAACTATCGTAGCTAAACCAATACTAAATGTATATACACCGTAAATTATAAGGCCGGCGCCTATAACTTCGGCTAACGTTGTCATATTATTAATGTTCATAAATTAATTATAGCTACCGGTGGCTCTGTATCAACAACCGGCGCCGTAATTCTATCTAACATAATTACCATAGCTATAGCGCCGTCTATTTTTCTTTTTGATCTACCTTTACTAAGTCGCCAACCGCTATCCGTTACTTTTTGTGCGGCGGATAAAACTTGGTCGGTAAATGTAGCCGTTGCGTTATGTATAACTTTATTATTTACTATTAAATCATAAGCGTTTCCGCACGCAGGAACCATACGGGCGTGGCTTTGCGGAAAGTTAACCATAGGCACG